ACAATCCAACATGACAACTTCTAAAAAGCCTTCACCTGGAGACGGGAAAGGCAAAAGTCGTGGCGGCGGTGATGCAATGAGAGGCACTAAATTTACTGGCGTTTACTAGGAGAACACCATGGCATTAGGACCATTAGTACAAGGCCTCATGAGAGGCATCGGTAGTTTAGGTGGAAGAAGTCCATCAGCAAGAATGGACAACGTTCTTAAAAGTATGAGGACGGGTCAACAAGCAGGGGACAAATTTAATAAACTAACACAAAACCAGTTAGATGATATGGTCGCGAAGTATGGTCAAGAGACACAAGCTCTAACAGACAGCGTAACTCGAGGAACTACTTCTATAACATCACAAGCAGGCTACGCTAAAAAAGCGCAAGAGTTAATAGAAAAAGGTGCTGAGGTTGAAAAACTTGTAAAAGTCCTTGAAGGACAAATGAGGCTTACAAAAACCATGGGTGAAGCTAGACAACTTATGGAAGCTTTAAACAGGATGCGAAAAGTAGATAGTGTGATAAAAGGAACCATAGCAAGTCTAGGAGCAGGTGGAGCAGGAATGTATTTCGGTGCATCCGAGCAACGTAAGAACCCTGATTTCTATGACCCAGAAAGAAGTCCTTTTAAAGGAATGTTTGGCGGCTCTGAAAAACAAATGGGTTCAGGTGTCGCCTATGATGCTGTAGGGGAAGCCCTTATGGGTTCAGGTGTCGCCTATGATGCTGTAGGGGAAGCTCTTGAAGACATGGATAACAAAGTAAATGGCAGAAAACAGTAAACCAACCAACATAGAAAGGTTGTCAGATCTAATTGATCTGGAAGTACAAGATGGCACAGAAGTTGAAATCGAAGAACCTATGCAGCTGGGTGAAAGTGATGTCTCTGTTGAGCTGTCTGACCAAGGTGCACAAATAGACTTCTTCCCCGATGCGGAACAAGCTATAGACACCACACCATTTGAAGCAAACTTAGCGGAGTACATTGACGAAGGCGAGCTAGGAAGACTTGCATCCCAATTAGTTTCTGATTACGAAGACGATAGATCAAGTCGTCAGGACTGGGAAGAAGCATACGTAAAAGGATTAGACCTACTTGGCTTCAAGTATGAAGAAAGAGATCGTCCTTTCCCAGGTGCATCAGGTGTAACTCATCCGATGCTCGCAGAATCCGTGACCCAATTCCAAGCTCAGGCTTTTAAAGAGCTACTACCTAGTAAAGGACCTGTAAAAGCAAGGGTTATGGGCACTGAAACCCCTGAAACTGAGGATCAAGCAAGAAGGGTAGAAGAGTTCATGAATTACCAAATAACCACGGTAATGGACGAATATACCCCTGAAATGGACCAATTATTGTTCTATTTGCCCCTAGCAGGGACAGCATTTAAGAAAGTTTATTACGATGTAAACAAACAAAGAGCAGTCAGCACGTTTGTCCCAGTCGAAGACTTAGTTGTTCCTTACACTGCTAGTGACTTAGCTACCTGTGAAAGAGTGACGCATGTAGTCAAGATGAGCTACAACGAAATTAGAGCTCAACAGCTCGCAGGATTTTACAGAGACATACCATTACAACCTGCTGAAACAAGTATTAGCAGTAACACTACAGAAAAAGAAGATGAGCTAGAAGGACTTAGTGCTACAGGCAACGACATGATGTACGAATTGTTGGAGTGTCACGTATCCATGGACATGCCAGGCTTTGAAGATGAGGATGGCTACCACTTACCTTTCATCATTACAGTAGACAGAGCTTCCAACGAAGTGTTATCGATTAGAAGAAACTATAATCCTAACGATCCGCTTAGAACAAAAATACAATACTTTGTACACTACAAGTTTCTTCCTGGTCTTGGGTTCTATGGGTTCGGTTTAATACACATGATCGGCGGTTTGTCTCGAACCGCTACTGGAGCCCTACGACAATTGATCGATGCAGGTACGCTGGCAAATCTACCTGCTGGGTTCAAGGCCAGGGGACTTAGAATCAGGGACGACGAGACTCCATTAGAACCAGGAGAGTTCAGAGACGTAGACGCACCTGGCGGATCACTAAGAGATTCACTCATACCATTACCTTATAAAGAACCATCAGCAACATTACTACAGCTGTTAGGATTTTGTGTAGAAGCAGGACAAAGATTTGCATCTATCACTAACCTACAAATGGGAGAAGGTAATCAGGAAATGCCAGTAGGCACAACTATGGCTTTGCTAGAGCAAGGCACAAGAGTTATGTCCGCTGTACACAAAAGACTACACTACGCACAGAAGACAGAATTCAAAATACTTACTAGATTATTTGCAGAGTATCTACCACCCGTATACCCATACCAAGTTGTAGGCGGAGATCAACAAGTTAAACAAACGGACTTTGATAATAGAGTAGATGTTATACCTGTCAGTGATCCTAACTTCTTCTCAATGAGTCAACGTATTACATTGGCACAACAAGAACTACAATTAGTACAAAGCAATCCTGAAATACACAACCTCAAGGAAGCTTACAGAAGAATGTATCAAGCGTTGGGTACTGAAAATATTGAAGCATTGTTTGCTCCAGATCCACCACCACCCGTTCCAATGGATCCAGCAAGTGAGAACAGTGCCGCATTAATGGGTGCACCTCTTATGGCATTCCCTGATCAAGCGCATCAGATACACATAGAGGTGCATCTTACTTTCTTAGAGTCAGGTGCTGGTATGACTAACCCAGCGACAATACCGCTTATGGTTTCTCACATATTCCAACACATATCTTTAGAAGCACAGAATCAAGCCGATGCACAAATGCCAGAACAACCACAACCAATGCAGCAACAGATACCAGGCATGCAACAAGGCGGAATGATGCAACAACCTCCACCACCTAACCCTGCAAAAGAAGCTTTGAAAGCACAGCTAGAATTAGAATTGATGCAACAGGTCATGCCTAGAATAGAAGAGATACTCTCTCCTGGTGATGATGGCGTTGTAACCTTGAAACAACAAGAACTTGAAATTCGTGCAAAAGAGAACGAAGATGATAAGATGATTGCACAGGAAAGGATTAAACTGGACAAAGCTAAGCTTAAACAGAAAGATCAATCCGAAGAAGAGAGATTAAGATCTCAAGAAGATATAGCCGCGATGAAAGTTGGGGCAGAAAGAGAAAGGACAAAGAATGATTCCAGATCTAAGTAATTTAAGAAACTTAGTTTTTGACAGAGAGGGGAGGCCTAGCCCTAGTTCTTTGGGCATCGACCTTTCGAACCTTCCTACAATAGATCCTGGAACTGTCACGAAAATGCCTGCAACTACAACTGCAACTACAACTGGAGGAATACCTGGCTCTGATTGGTGGCAAGACGCAGGATACCCAGACGCAGCTACAGCCCTACAATCAGGGAACTTTATTTACGACCAGAACACAGGTTTCCAGCTAAAACCAGGCGCAGTTACCCCTGCTATGAGACTAGCCGCAGCAACAACCCCTGAAGACACAGCCGTAGACACAGCCGCAGCAACAACCCCTGAAGACACTACGACTATGGTCTCTGACGAGTCAACCATGTCACCCATTAGTTATTCGTCAGAGACTCCTTCTACTAAAGAAATGGAAGCCGCAGCAGATAATACAACCACAGCTGTAAACACAGCCGTAGAAACTGCCAGCGGTGGCCAAGGTATTGCTACAAAAGAACCTGTAGAAAAAGATTTGGTAAGGGATGATCCTGTAACAGCTGTAGAAAAAGCTGTAAACACAGCCGTAGAAACTGCAAATGGTGGCCAAGGCATTGCTACAAAAGAACCTATAGAAAAAGCCGTAGAAACTGCCGTAAAAACCGCACCAGCAGTCACAACAGAAGAAGTAAAGACAGCTGTAGAAAAAGCAGTAGAAACTGCCAGCGGTGGCCAAGGCATTGCTACAGGATATGGTGGCGATGGTTATGCAGACACAGCCGAAGAAGAACAATCAAATAACGATGTAATTAAAGAACTTATTGATTCTATCTATGTAAATAATAAAGGCGGCGAATCTCAAGACGTAGAGGCTGCTATAGCCGCTGCTATAGCCGCAGCAGCAGGTGAAGGTAAGACCGAAATAGAGGCTAAAGAAGAAGTAGAAAAAGAATTAGCTAGTGATCCAGCAACTAAAGCCGTTGACGCTGCCGTGGGCAATGGTCAACCGACCACGGACAAAAATATATTTGGATATGGCTCAAAAATGCCTGAAGGTTTTATACCTCCTCCAAAGGATGCCATGGTTACGCAAGCTTTTGTAGATTATTACAATCCTTCAACAGGAGCAACTTGGTCAGCTTCATCAGGAGGTTATACAGCTCCTCCAGGTTGGGTTAGCACTTCTAAAGAAGGCTACGAAAAAAACAAAGCATATTACGATAATTTTCTTGCAGGGAACGGATACGACCTGAGCCTTCTTTCAGGAACAGGAACAGGAACCGATACAGGCGGAACCGATACAGGAACAGGAACCGATACAACCGAAACTGACCAAG